ATATATAAGGTAACTCAAGATCGTAGTACTCAGCTGAAGCTACAAATCTATTTAAATGTCTATCAAGACAAAATGCTTTACCATCATATATAGGCATCACATCATATGTTGCATCATTATGTATAAATCCAAAGTCTAATATTGTTGGACCACAATATTCTAAAGGTAAGAACTCTCCATTCTTATAACCAATTGTATCAATCATCGAAATGTATCCTCTTTAAGTCTGGGTCATCGGGTAATTTTGACTTAAGGTATTTAAGTCGTTTAATTCTTGCTTTTAATAATTTAAAATCAATTAACCAAGGGAAGAATGCATGTATTAAAGAACCAATAGCTGCAATGAATAACCATAAGGCTTCTATAAACGCAAATTTAAAATGCCACCAGTAGCCTCCCTTACCTCCGGCTTTTATTTTTGCTTCTTTTAAATGATTCCAATTAAACCACATTTAATTTACTCCTTCTTTCTAAATATTTACCAATATTTAATTGCCATATAGTTTGTTCACAATTAAATAATTCCATATCACATATATAATTTAAATAAGCATCTTTCTGATTAGCTAATATACCCATCAACCTATGATTACGTAAAGCCTTTCCTGAATGTTCATTACTTATATTAGTACTTATATATAAATCTTTTGTTGGACAATAATTAATAAATTCAGGAATAAAATCTCTTTGTGTTATACTATTCCAATCACTTTTATTTAATCCTTTATAAGGAGATGATCCAGGTAACTCACAACCTCTAAATAATATTCTCCAAGCACTATCATGTAATTGCGGTAATGTATGACACCCAGCTACAGCAACTATATCATTACCTTTAATAGCACAAAAGTATTCTCCATTCTCTTTACACCAATCATAACGCATTAATTTAAGACTAGCATTATTAGTATAACCTAATGCTTTACATTTTATACAAAATGTTTCTAATTCTGGTATTAGCTCATCATTAATAGGTATTATTATCATGCTTTATAAAAAAATCGTTTTGTCACTTCATTAAAAACTTCTTCTGTTAATTTAACATTAAGTACTAACCAATAACTTGGCTCTTCTGTAGCATTAAATAATTGATGCACTTTAGAAGTATCTACAAAATACATTGTACCTATATCCCAATTTAAAATTTTATCTTCTACTATAAATACACATGGATTCTTTAAAGGAATAATTAATCTAAAAGAATCAAAATTACTTAGCCTTAAATCTCTATGTTTAGGAAAGAATCCACCCGGATTTAATTTTAATATATGTGTTCTATAATAATTTCCTTTAAATGGTTCTAATATTTCTTGTAATTCTCTTGATTGTTTATAAACTTCCGTTGGTACATTAAAGTCGCTCTCTTCAAGAGATACATTATTTTCTGCGCAATATTCTCCCAAACTATCTAAGTCAGGAATACCGCTTAGTCCACCATCGTAACTTGTTATGCTTAATCCCCATCGGTCGATAGGTTTTCTAGGATTATATCTTACGTATTCAAAGTTCTCTTCTGTCCAATCGACAAAACCTTCAGGGTCATCTAGCCTCAGATTTAATTCACTTTGTATTCCATATACCGAAAGATAAGAATATAATAAATGTTGGTCCATCACTATTCAAATTATAATTATATTAGTATTTATACATATAAATAGAACTATAATAAAATGATTTGATAACAGATGTTAAACATAGTATGTACTAGCAAACCAGCTGATGGATTATTATTCTATAGCTATGAATATTGTTCCCACCTAAACGAAAAGGGTATAGATACTAGGCTTTGTATTATCACCCATCGTGACTTTACATCAGGTGATTATACTCAATCTATTTTAGATAAATATATTCATTGTAAAAATGTAGAAGTTAATAATATATTTGTTGGTGATGATGATGTGTCAATGATATTAGGTAATAGTATGATGACACTAGCTCATATGACTTGGAATGATTATAGTAACAACCAACAACTATCTCTCAAAGCTTTATTTTCAAAAAAACTAATTTCTGTTTATTCAGAAAATCACCCTAAAAAATTTCCTAAAGCTTTAAGCTTTTTTAATCCAAAAAGGATTATTAATTTGTGTGACACTGATGTTTATCCTAATGGGCCAAAGGACGCAGAACATTTTGAAAAGATAATACATTTCCCTATATACAAAGAAGTTGAAGAAGATATTCAATTCGATCATTTGTTCTTAGGAACTAATAGAGAGTATTATAAAACAGTACAAAAAGTAATAAGCGATTATCCTGACCACGGTATATTAACTTATCATCAAGAAGCTAAATATTTAGATTTAAAAAATACTAATCTAAAATCTCCTGTTCCTAATCTATTAGGTAAATTCAAAACATATGTTTATACTAAAGATACATTTGACCCTGCTCCAAGATTATTTCAAGAGTGTAGATGGTTAGGGAAAGAAATAATTTATCATCGAACCAATCCTGTCCAAGATGGTGGTTATTGGTATTGGAAACGCGGTTTAAAGAACCAAGATATCGGGCCTATCATAACTGCTCTAAATACATTTAAAGGTATGATAGCAATAGATACTGAGTTAGCTTCAGCAAATCATAAAGAACAGTTTGGTAATTTACCACAACCTGATGATATAATATTTTCTGTAAATAAAGAAGCAATAAGAAAACTTATTGATAATGGAGATATTTGGTTTTGTTCTATACCCCATATAATGGCATTCACTGATGAAGAAGGTAATTATGCTCCATGTAATTTTGCTGTACGTTCTACAACACATAATTTATATAATACTTCACTTAAAGAATGGATGACTGGAGACATAATGGAAAATCTTCGTAGTGAAATGACAGATCCAAATTCTTCTTTTGAAACTGTTAATAAACATTGTAGTAAATGTATAAATGATGAAACTAATATTAAAAGGTCTCGAAGAATGATTGCTAATGAACTTTATAGAGATGCTGATGAGAATTTATTTTGGGATAGGGTTATTAATAGTGCAAACACATCTCCATATATATTCAAAGAGAGAATTCTTGAAATTCAAGTAAAATCTTTTGGTATAGAATGTAATTTAGATTGTCATATGTGTTTCCACTTCAGTTCTTCTATACGAACTAAAATGGCATTTGAAAATGGTGTATACAACGCGGTTGTTTGGGGTGATGAATTTCATAGAAGGGAACAATCTCGACAAGCTATGAAGAAAAAACCAGTAGATAAAGTTAATAGGCAGATTGTAGAACTTGGTCCATACATTTATAATTTAAAAATTATTGGTGGTGAACCACTTGTTATGAAAAAGCATTATGAATTATTAGATATGTTAATAGAATCAGGCGATGCTGCAAATATACAATTAAAATATCAAACAAATGGAACTACAACTAAACATGGTAAGCATAATATTTTTGATTATATTCCAAAATTTAAAACAGTTTTAATCACAGTATCTTTAGATGGAGTTGGAAAATATAATGATTATATTAGAAGAAGAGGAAACTTTAATGAGATTGTAGAAAATATAAATGAATTCCTAAGATATCGAAATGTTAGACTTGAATTAAATTCTGTAGTTACATTTTTTAGTGTATTACATTTATATAAAATGGCAGAACATTTCGAAGGAATGGAAAATCATTGGTGGCCAATAGATTTCCCACAGCAAATGAAAGCTAATAATTTGCCACAAGATATAAAGGATAGATTAATTCCTATATATGAAGATATTCCACATATGAAAGAAATTGCTACACTTCTTAGATTACCAGCTGAGGAAAATTTTCAACCTAAAGAATTATATAAATACTGTATAGATGCAGATGAAGCATACAAAGGCACAAAATGGGAAATGAATGTATTAGATGTATTCCCTGAACTTAAACCACACTATCTACAAACGGTAGTTGAACCACAAATATATAAGGAGAAATAAAATGGACGCGTTAGAATTATTGGATAGTAGAAGACATGTAATGCAATGGCATGCTGATCATCCTAAAAAATCATTGGTAGAAAAAATATTATGGAAAGCATGGAAGGTTACACCTTCAAAAAATAACTTTATGCCATATCATGTAAATGTATATGGACCACAACAAATGCCAATGAGTAAGAATATTTGGCAGTTATCTAAACAAAATAAAAAGATGACTAATGAAAATCATATCCCACGAACTAAAACTACACCAGGTGTTATAGATAATGATTTTACTGAATGGGATGATGGAGAAGGTGAAAACATTTTCTTTAATCATGTAAAAACAGCACCTTACCTCATAGTTTATAGTCAAAGACTTTGTGAACCAAATGAAATGTATAGGAAAAATGTAGTAGGTGGAGACTACTATGAACCAATGCATTTATCAGAAATGCCAAATATTGCTAGAGGTGTATCTGTAGAAGTTGGAATGTTTGCTGCTAACTTAGGAGCATTTGCTTTAGAAGAAGGATTAGATACTTCAACAACTCTTTGTTTCCCAGGTGATTACGAAGATGGTTGGGAAGATATTGAAGGTGTAGAACATCCTGTTTTATTAATGCAAACTATTGGTAAATGTAAAACTTCTAAGAGAGAGTGGCAAGCAAAGTTTGAACCACAAAGTGATTTAGAAGATAGGAAACCTGAATATGAGGATGTAGTTCGCTTTATTTAATATAATTAAATATTATGATTGATAAAAATATTATATTATTAATTGACTTTGAAGGTCACCCAATTATAGCCGATGAATATATGAATAATCTTCGTTATTCATATTTGAATAGTATGCTTTATGGTTTTGGAGATTTGTATCCAGACAAATCGTTTTTAATTTTTTCAGATAATCATGATAAACATCTAAAAACTTCAGAAGTAGAAAAAATGCAATTTGCAGATGGTCAACATCAATGGATAACCATTGACCCTGATGCAGGTTTAACTTATGAAGATATTATAAATTTAGCAGAAGTAGAAGGATATAATGTAAATAAAGTTATTATAGGAGGTTGCAATACTACTGGTTGCGTTTTAAGATCGACTGGTTATTCTGCAATACAATGGGCGAAAGCTGGATATGATGTAATAATATATCTTCCTATGTGTGCTGACTATCAAGTTGGTGGTGTTAATACTATTGAAAAAAATCTCCATTCATTTACATTATTATATAAAACTATAAAAGAAGAAAATCTAATTGATAAAATTGATATTGAACTTTTTCTTGGACCGGAGGTTACAGAAGGATTATGAGTGATAAAATAAATAACACAGCTGAAGATGATGAATGGAATGAACTACCAAAGTTCATGACACGGGGTGGTCCAGGCGATCACAACTTTAAAACATCTTTACTTGGCGGAAAGGTCGATACAACTGAGTGGTTTGCTAATGAATATATGTTTGACCCAAATACACTAGACTTTATCCCAGATTTATTAGGTGAAGGAACATTATCAGAAAAAGCAAAAAGCCAAGAGCTCTTCTTTTGTGATATTCCATTTACTCAAGTATATATGGAAATAAATGGAAAGTATCAAGCATGTTGTTTTGCAACTCAATCACCTACACATAGTGTATTAAACTCTTCATTAGAAGAGTGGATGCATAGTGATGAAATGAATAAAGTTCGTTCTGAAATGCTAGATCCAAATTCTAAATTCGAACAAACTAAAAGAACTTGTCAAAGATGCATAGCAGATGAAGAAAGATATGGAAGGTCTAGAAGAACTGCTTGTATGAAAATTCATTCTAATGATGCAGACTATTGGAAGAAAGTTGAACAGATGATAAAGATGATGGAAGTGTCTGGGGAATATCATATGATGGATGGTGGAAGAATTCTTGAAGTCCAATTAAAAGTTTATGGTTCTGAATGTAATTTAGATTGTTACATGTGTGTACATGCTAATTCTACAATTCGTCAAAAGGTTGCTATTGAAGGTGGTGTATGGAGTGAAGCAATATTTGAAAAATTAGATGATGAAGCTAAAGAGAAACTTAGATGGGTATCAAAAGATAAGAATGAAATATATAATGATGAAGATGTTATAATAGAGAAAGATGGTACAATAAGAATACCACTAGCTTCATTATCATATGACCGTGAAGGTGAACATTTCCTTGACCATATAAAGAAGAATGATGAAATAACTAATACAGTATCTATGGTAGACCAAACTATTGCTTTAGCACCATATATACGAAGCATTAAAATTATTGGTGGTGAACCTTTAATTATGAAAAGACATTATGAACTATTAGATAAATTAATAGAAATGGATGAAGCTAAAAACATTGTAATTAAATATCAAACAAACCTAACAGAAACTAAAGCAGGTAAACATAACATCTTTAATTATATTCCAAAGTTTAAACTTGTTTGTATGGTAGCATCTGTTGATGGTATTGGTAAAACTATTGAATACATGAGAAGAAGAACTGATTGGGATAAGGTTGTAAAGAATTGTGAGTATTGTAGAGAATACGATAATGCTAATGTAGACTTTAACGGTTTAGTTTCTTTCCTAAGTGTAATGAGATTTTATGAAGTAATTGATTTTTGTTTGGAAAATCCTATTGTCGATCAAATAAATTGGGCGTTATTAGAAGGTCCAATACATTTAAGAGTAAATAATTTACCAGAGAAAATAAAACAAGATTTAATACCTAAATATACACTTTGGCCTGATATTATTGCAGCCCTTGAAATGGAAGCAGATAGAGAAGTAGATATTCAAGATACTTTTGATTACTTATTAGCTGCAGATGAATATTATAATGGAACTAAATGGGAGATGCAATTATTTGATGTGTTTCCAGAGTTAGAAGAATATTATATACCAAAAGAAGATAGAAAACCATTTATTAAACCAAAGCCTAAGCGTAAAAAGAAAAGTGTTGCCAAATAAATTAACTAAGGGTGGCCCAGGCGACAAGTTTCTAGGTGGTGGAAAGGTAGATACTAGTAAGTGGTTTAAGAATATACCTGACTTAGAAAAACAAATTAAAGATGAAGAGATTTGGTTTTGTACTGCGCCATTCCAAATGATTTATACAAGTACCAGAGGTGAACTTCTTCCATGTTCTTGGGCTGAAGAAAATATAGGACCAAATATTAAAAACGTAAAAGGTACTGATTACTATAAGCACGACGATATGCTAAATGATTTACGTGAAGAGATGGTTACTCCTGGTTCTGATCTTAAGCTTGCAACAAGTGTATGTAAGAATTGTATGTACCAAGAAAAACATTTTGGAAGGTCAAGACGTCAAGCTGCTTTAAAAATCCAATCAAACGATATAAGACTTTGGCCACGCATACGCAATGCTGTAGTAGAATTTAGAAAAGATAGAAGGCTTACACTTAATGAAAGATTACTTGAGGTACAAGTAAAAGCTTTTGGAAACACTTGTAATTTAGATTGTTATATGTGTATTCCATATGACTCTAGTACTAGGATGGCTACAATGCATTCAGAAGAATTAAAAGGTGAAAAGATTTTTTCTAAGTTTGCAAAAACTCAACCAAAGCTAGTAGACAAACATACTATAGATGATATTATTGAAGATATCGTTAGTATAGCTCCATACATATATAATCTAAAATTAATTGGTGGTGAACCATTAGTAATGAAAAAGTTTTATAGATTATTAGAAAGAATAGTTGAATCAGGTGAAGCTAAACATATGACAGTAAAATATCAAACGAATATGTCTACATTAGAGTTTGAAAAAATAAAGATTTCTAAATTCATTCCTTACTTTCATATATTTGAATTTACAGTGTCATTAGATTCAATGGGTAAAGCAAATAATTATATAAGACGTAGGTCTAATTGGGAAGAAATAGTTAGGAATATAGAACATGTTCGTCAATATCCAAATGTAACAGTAAATATAAATGGGGCTATATCATTTTTATCTGTACTTAGATTTTGGGAATTACTAGATTGGGTTAATGATAATCTAGATATGTTTAATCAAGTTAATTGGTCAAACATTAGAAGCCCTGCTAAGTTATGTGCTAATGTATTACCCAAACCATTAAAAGAAAAACTTATTCCATTTTATGAAGGCTATCCAGATATACAGAATGTATTAAAAGAAGAGCCTAAAGGTCTCGTACCTAATAAACCAGACTTTGGAAAAGATTTAGATTATCAAGACACATTAGATTATCTATTTATGAATGACAAACATTATGAAGGAACACAATGGGAAATGAATTTATTTAAAGTATTCCCTGAACTAGAAGAATATCATCAACCCAAAGATTCAGGGTTAGACATTATAAATACATAAAAAGGAGAAAAATTATGAATCAACAAATAATGGATGCTGTAAAAGTATCTAAACAAGCCCAAAGGAATTGGGACTTATCCAAGACAATTCCACAGGAAGATTTAGACGCATTAATATATGCTGCTCAAAATTCTCCTAAGAAACAAATGGAAACTCATTTTGCTTTACATGTTTTCACTGACCCTGAAAAGATAAGAGCAATATATGATAACACTAAAAAGTTTTCTTTATTTCCTGTATCGGAAACTTCAGAAGTAGATGGTTACGATGGCAGTGATTTTCATAATCCCGGTATGTTTGAAGATAGGGACGGTGAGTTTTGGCAAAACGATGAATACTCTGTAAAAAATTCTCAGATATTATCAAATGCTATATTTGTATATACTGAAGATCGTCGTACAGTAAGAGGTGGTACCCACTTCATGGCTCAAGAGAATGGAGCATCACCAAATATTTTATCAATTTATGAAGAGCAAATAGATTTCTCAATTGGAATTTCAGTTGGTCAATTAATACTTTCAGCAGCGATGATGGGATATAAAACTGGAATATGTTCAGCACTTGACTCCGATCCAATATCTGAAATATTAGGTAAGAGAGCAGATGGTAAACTTATGAATGCTAAACTTATTATTGGCGTTGGATATCCTAATGAAGGAGTTGATAGGAGATTACATGCAGAAACTTTAAATAAAGATATACCCTTTGATGATCGTCGTACAGGTGAACTAGATGGTAAGTATCGTTTCCCTACATTTGACGGTGTAACAGATGTATATTTAAATGGAACGCTTGTATAATGAGTTCGTCAGAAGCAGCAATGAATAAACAGAAGGAAGATCAAGAACAAGAACTTGATATAGGTGAATTTAAATTAGAGATTAAACCTAGATGTTTAACTTTTAATCCGAAGTCTTATCATAAACCTGCTGCTTATACATCTGATGGCTTTATGCTTCCATGCTGTTGGTTAGACGATCCAAAGAATGACTTTGGTGTAGAATATTTTGGATTAAAAGATGAACACCTTCGAGTAAAGAATGTTGATTCAATAGCAGACATATTTAAATCAGAGGAATGGGATTTTTTCTTTCATACATTACTGCATGACCAAAGACATGCAATGAAGCATTGTAAATATAAGTGTGGTAACCTAAGGAAAGATAATAATTTATACTTAACAGAAACTATATAATGAGATTTTCAGAACTACAATCCGATGATCGGATAGCCGATTGGTATACAACAAATGAAGTATGGGGCTCACCTAATATTGATTCATCTCATAGATGTATCTTAAGGTGTCCACAATGTCTTCGCCAAAAGGTAGAAGGTGGACCACGTATTAAAAGAGCATTTGATTTAGAGCCAAAAGAATTTCAAAAGCTATTAGATTACTATCAACACTGCATAACATTCTGTGGACAAATATCAGACCCAATCTATAATCCCCATTTTATGGAATTCCTAAGAATGCTAGATGGAACTGGTCGTGGTGTAAGGATTGCTACTTGTGGTCAGTCTCATAAAATTCATACTCAAGCTTGGTGGGAAGAAGCATTTACTTATGGTATGAATGAGTTCGCTTGGTACTTTGGTGTAGATGGAATAGATCAGAAGAGTGCATTGTATCGTATTGGTTCTAACTTTGATGAAGTATGGGATAAGATGCGATTAGGTAAATCAATGGGTGTTGCTATTGTTTGGCAATATATTGTGTTTGGTTATAATGAACATGAAATTGAAAGAGCAAAAGAGATGGCTGAGGAAGAAGGCTTTACTTTATTGTTAGTTAAAACAAATAGAGGATTCGATGCTAAAGCAAGAAACATACGTAGTAGTATGAAAGACATCTATAGTAATTTTCCAGCACCAAGTAAAGAAAACACTGTTAAGAAAATTAAGAATGAAGAATATTTTAATGTCACTAAAGAACTAGAGACTTGGAGAAATACAAGGAATACATAATGAAAATAACATATAATAATATAACAATACCTTTTTTCGATATTAAAGAACTTAAAAAATTAGATGATGTTAAACTTGATAAGAATGGTTTACCCTGTCAAGTTGTAGTTTCATTATCAGGGGGATGTGATTCTGCATCAGCTTTATATCTTTGCTTAAAATATTTTCCAGATATTGAATGGATACCATATACATGTAGAGATTTAAATGCTCCAGGCGATGCTGATTCAGCTATTATGTTTATTGAGAAATATCAAAAATTATTTCCTCACGCTAATTTAAAAGATATACAAGTATTCGAATTTGATGACAAAGACCCTAAACATTTCGCTGATGCTAGATATTGTATAAAACATTATGATAGATATAAAGACATGACACTTATTGGAATGGTAAAGATATTATTAATAGATAGAATCACAAGAGCTCTTATGTTAAAATATGACCAGCCTTTACGATTTGACGGTATGTCAAAAAATCCATCTGAAGAAGATATGATTAAAGATGGATTCTTAGAGTGGAGTGAACCACGACGAACACATGAAGATAACTGGCCAACATGTTTCAATCAAGTATATCAACCATTTATTAATGTTGATAAAAAGTTTATTGCCGATATATATTTTTCACATGAATTTTTACTTAAAGAAATTTATCCACATACTAAATCATGCACTGGGACAGCATGGGCTACACAAGGCTTTACAAGAGTATGTGGTAAATGTTTCTGGTGTCATGAAAGAAGATGGGCATTTGGCGAAAAATTATATCCATTAAATCATTTAACAGATGTAGGAAAACCACCTCCTGGTTATAATGGAACTTTAAAAACTTATAATGATTATGAAGAAAAAATTAATAGTTAGTGGTGATAGTGTTTCAGACTTAGAATTTAGGTCTTCAGCACATCCTGAAATAGATACGTCTTGGCCTAAGTGGCCAGAGTATGTAGCTAAACATTTAGATATGGAATTAGTTTGCTTAGCTAGAGGTGGACAAGGGAATACGTTTGTATACTCAACATTATTAGATAAAATTACTACAACACCTAAAGAAGAAATAGGTTTAGTTATAGCTGGTTGGAGTCAAGCTCATAGAAGAGATTGGCAAGTCTTTAAAGGAGATCCTGGCTTTCATCCAACAGACAGCATCTCTAGACAATTTTTTCAGAAACATTCATGGGTGTCTAATATTAATGACATGAGAGATCATAAGAACAATATAGAAAGTCATACACAAAAAAGTTTAAGAGAGATGTATAGCTTTCAAATACTTTGTGAAAGATATGATTTACCATATTTACAATTTCAAACTGGACATTTATTTGAAGATTGGTGGAATAATAAACAGTTCCATTTTCAAAATGATCAAGACAAGCTTGATGGTTTGAAAACCAATCGTCATCAGAAAACAAAAGTTAAAAAATCAATTAGAAGATGTTTAGATATTATACTATCTTATGAAAACATTATAGATACTAATAGATTTATAGGATGGCCACTATCATATAACATAGGTGGTTTTGATTTAGAGAATAAAATAATAGGTGATAGTCAAAAACAAAAAGCACAAAGAGGATTATATATATCAGAAAAAGACTACCACCCTAATAGATTAGGACAAAAAGCAATCGGAGAATATATAATAGAATTTTATGAAAACTTATGAAGATATAAATTGGCTTCTTGATAACGAATTAAATTTCGAAGCAGGCATTGGTTGTAGATTACGATGTGGTGGGTGTATGATGCGTTTTCAAATGAAACCTGGTAGTCCGGAATATAAATCACAAGCTTGGGACCGTAGATATAATATTCCATTTGAAAAATATAAAGTTATATTTGATGTCTTTAATATGGTACAATTCTGTGGAAACTTATCAGATCCAATCTATCATCCGGATTTTATAAAGACATTAAAGTATTTGAAAGGTAGAAAGATGAGAGTTCGTTTCCATACTAATGGTAGTGGCAAAACAATGGAATGGTGGAAAGATGTTTTCAAAATTTGTCAAGGTGAAAAAAAATGGAAATGGATATTTGCTTTAGATGGTTTACCAGAAGAATCTCATAAATATAGAGAAAACCAAAATGGCAAACAGGTTTGGGAAATAATGAAGCTTGCTAAAGAGATGCAGATGTATATTGAGTGGCAATGGATAGTATTTAAATATAATCAATACCATATTGACGAAGGTAAGCTTATGGCTGCGCAATATGGAATACCTTTTCAGGAAATGCATTCATCTCGATGGGTAGATGATAGATGGAAAGGTGCAAAAGATATGAGAGTATATGAACCATCTTCTGAACATAGAACAGACCAAAGACAAGACCATATAGAAATACCTATTAAGATTGGAAGAAGTGTTGGTGCTATGGAAGTTTATAGGCCTACTATTAATGAATTTGAAATAGACGCTGACTGTTTAGCTAAATTAAGAAAAGATATAATGTTTAATAGTATGGGATATTTTATTCCATGTTGTGAGAAAGACCAATGGGTAGAGTCAATGGAGAAACGTGGATTTTATCAAAAAAAATTTCATATAGATAATCTTCATACTGCTGAAGATATTAAAGATGTTTTTATGAGTGATACTTGGCAAAATTTTTATAAAGGATTAGGTGATGACCCTATGAATGCTCCTAGACAATGTAAAACTTTTTGTGGTAAGAGTAATTTTCATAAAGACAATATGGGTGGAGACGGTAAAGGCTTTGTATGAATTATGAAGAAAATAAAAAATTTCTTAAAAAGTATGGAGACGTAAAAAAGAATATTCCATTTACAAATCCAAATATAACGTTTAAGTCAAACAAAAAAATATTAATAGTAGGTGGTGATAGTTGGAGTGATAAAACTTTTAGATCTTCTTGTTACCCAGACATGGATGTATCATGGCCTAAGTGGCCTGAGCTATTAGCAAAAAAATGGAATATGGAAATTATTAATTTATCTAGAGGTGGTCAAGGGAATGAGTTTATTTACTCAGCAATACAAGATACAATAATGAATATTGAAGACAAATCTAAAATAGGAATGGTTATAGGTTCATGGTCACAAGTTAGTAGATATGATTATCAGATAACTGAAGGTCATGCAGAATGGGCTCATACTAATGCTAGATATAGTTGGTGGAGTGAAAGAGTACAACCAGCTGGTGACTTAATGGGTTGGTTACGTAAAAGTATTAGAAATTTTTTAGGATTACAAATAATGTGTGAAAGGTATGACATACCATATATGCAATTTTGTATGGTACATCCATATAGAAATTTCTTAAATGGATTAAAGCCTACAGAAGGGGAAGTATTTCTTGAAGGATTAGACTGGGAAAAAGATGCAATGAAATATCCAGGTAATAAACAAAAAGATGAAAAAAATATTTTAAGAATACTTAGTGAACATGAACATCTTATTGATATTGAAAAATTTATAGGTTGGCCAATGGCAAGCGAGCTTGGAGGGTTTATACTTAATAATGCAATTTTAGGTAAAGCGAAAAAAGACAAATTACCTTGGATTATAGATGAGTTAGACGAGCACCCTAATGCTAAAGGGCAAGTGAAATTAATGGAATGGATAAAAACAAAAGCGGAGAATATTTATGACGGGTTGGGATAGAGAATATTTAGAAAACAAAGAAGAGTATTTAAAACTCTTTGATAGCGTAATGCAAAAAGAACAAGAAAGAAATATAGAATTTCTTGAGAAGAGTTTAAAAGAATTAACTGGTAGAAAGTTTGCAGTTGCTTGTGCTAGTGGAACAGATGCTTTAACATTTTCTTTATTAAGTTTAGGTCTTAAACCTGATGATGAAGTATTAGTGACTAGCTTCTCTTGGATATCATCAGCATCATGTGTATCATTAGCTGGTGCCACACCAGTATTTTGTGATGTAGATTTACATACATATCACATATCACTTGAAAGTATTGAAGAGATGGTGAGTGATAAAACAAAAGCAATTGTATATCCATTTCTATTTGGAAGTATATCTGACACTGCAGAAATACAAGAGTACTGTAAGCAAAACAATATTGTCTTTATTGAAGATGCTTGCCAAGCGTTAGGTTCTAATTACAATGGATGGATAGCAGGTAACATAGGAGATATTAGTACATTTAGTTTTAATGCTAATAAACAAGTTGCTGGTATTGCTGGAGGTGGTGCTATACTTACAGACGATAAAAAACAAGCGGTGTTATTTAGAAAATTAAGAAAGCATGGTGAGCATGAAGTATTAGGATATAATTCTAAGATGCTTGGTATGAATGCTGAGTTTATTAATTTTAGATTAGGGAAGATGGATAAGTGGAATTTCCAAAGACAGGTTATTGCTGAAACATATGATGAAGCATTTAAAGATTTGCCAGTTCATATACAAAAACCTGATGTTGGATTAAATCATACTTACCATAAATATGTTATAAGGTTTGAGACTAAAGAGTTAAGAGATAAAATAAAAGATAGAATAAAAGAATCAGGAATACATTATCCTAAACCTATTCCTGAACATCCAATGTATGAAACTCTTATACATAGAAGTAATGGATGTAAAAATTCAAAACAGATATGTGATACAATATTAACATTACCAATGAATCCATATTTAGAAGATGAAGAAATAGAAGAAGTTATTAATATAATTTTAATGTCAGTATGATAGAAGTAGTAAACAATATACTTGTTCAAATAGATGCTGAAGGCAATATGATTTCTATCGATGATAAGTACCAGCAACTATATCTTAATATGCAAAAAATATTAGGTGATAAGTGTTCGCTTGAATATGAAGCTGGTGCTAGAGAAGTTGAAGATATATATTATTACTTAGTAGAAAAAATATATGAGTTACCTACATACGCGTGGGATGCTGAATTTAAAGATGGGCCTAAGCAAAAATTAAATTCAGCATTTAATAAATTTATTCATAATAAAATCTTGTGGAAAACTCAAGAACCGTATTGGAACAATTACTTCTCAGATGCAAAAAATCTTAGACAAAGCAATGGTAAATTTTTAGTATGATAGATTTAAAAGACGTTCAAAATAATTATTTAGCAATAGACTTCTTTTTGTCAATGTCTTGTAATAAGGATTGTCATTATTGTACTAGCTATACTTTGGAACAAAGGAACCTAACAGTTGATATGGAGTTCTTAAAGAGAACATTATATTATTTAAGAAACTATAAAACAAGATGTAACATACTTGGTGGTGAACCTGGATTAATAAAAAATTTACCTGAAGTTATTGAAGAAATTAAAAGTAATCCTAATCATGTATGTGAGGTATTATCTAACTCAACAGTAAGGAGAAGGTACCCAAAAGTATTAACAGATCCTGATATAATATATGTTGAGCATTTCATATTAGATTTTTATGAACATGAAATAACTTATTTGGGCCCTAGGTCATATGAGTTCCATCAAGAGAATGATATGAATAATTATAACTTAGTGATTAAGACACCTAACTTTGAGAAGTATAAACATCTATATCCTGAAGAGATGAAAAAATTAGATAATAAGAATACATTATGGAAAGAGTTTAATGGTAGGTCTCCTAATTTTTCTGAGATACAATTAAATCCTCAAGCAGCCGAGATAGATAGGAAGATGTGTGCAGCATTCCCTATGGTACCTGTTATTAATTTTGAGAATCAAAACTTGGTACATTGTAGTAAGAAGTTTGCAAACAATGCTATCACCTCTAAAGAATTTGAAATTACTCAAGAGAATGTAGATAAGATGATGAACTTCAGATTATTTAAATATGAAAACTATTGTGTAACCTGTACAGAATACGTACAACCTAAAGGACACTTCCCATTAAAAAAATACGCGAGCATATTACTTGAATGAATAAAATAAAAGCAGTAGCACTAAATCTACACGATCACAATACATATGATGGAGTGTGGCATAACCAAAGAGAAAGACAAACACGATTTAAACATAACTTGCCATATTTCGCAGAAGCTTATGCTCATCAATCAGATGTATTAAATCCTAATGACTATAGATTGAATGATGAATTTACTGAAGAGTATTTTAAAAAAGAAGATGATAGTATACTAGCATTTACATATACTTATGGTGGTGTAAGGATGTCAAAGGAGCCTTTGCTTCAAACAGTTTTAAAAGGCCATGACGAGATATTTGATTGGCAACCTAAAAAGTTATGGGACCATTATTATAAAGATGGGATATACTTTATAGACCATCATCAATCACATGCTGCTTATGCCTTTATTAATTCAGGTTTTGAGCAATCAGATAAATTAGCTATTGATGGTATTGGTAATAGATATAGATGTTGCTTCTTCGATAAGAATGATGTAATGACCGATTTATCTAATGTACTACCTATTGGTTGGTTATGGAATCACATGGCAAACTTAACTGGGTTTGGTACATTAGGAGCTGGTAAACTTATGGGCCTATCTGCTTATGGCCAACGCAATGATTACTTCTATGAAATATTCGAAACAATACTTGCTGGTGAAATAACAGAAAAGAAGCAAGAAAAATTTGACCATATCGATTTAAAAAAATATAGGAAACAAGATTTAGCATACACTCTTCAAGAATTCACAATAGATAAAATAAAAGAATTTGTTTATCCACTTAAAACCTCAGAGAATCTTTGTGTTGCTGGTGGTGTATCTTATAATGGTTATATGAATGAAGAGTTTACTAAAACATGGACGAATGTTCATGTACCTCCAGCTGTAGGTGATGAAGGTCAAGCTTGTGGGGTGTATCAACATGCTGACTATGTATTAAATAATAATAAGCATATAGTAGATACTTACTCTGGTAAAGCATACGATTGGAAACCTGGAAAAAATAAATATTTTGAATGGGGATATGAAGAATTATTATGGGAACCTCTTGATATGAAAAGAGTTGCTCAACAAATAGTTGATGGTAAAACAGTAGGTTGGTTTCAAGGTAAATCTGAGAGTGGTAATAGAGCATTGGGTAATAGAAGCATATTAGCAGACCCACGTAATCCTGACATAAAAGATATTATTAATAGTACAATAAAAATGAGAGAAGACTTTAGACCATTTGCTCCTGTTGTAATGGAAGAATATTATCAAGACTACTTTGATACTAATCAACCATCTCCGTATATGTCAAGAATTATGCCAGTTAAATCTGATAAGATTCCTGGTGTAACACATGTTGATGGAACAGCAAGAATACAAACAGTGAATAGAGAACAAAATGAGAAGTACTATGATATGATTCATGAGTTTTATAAATTAATAGGAATACCTATACTATTAAATACTAGCTTTAATTCTCAAGAACCTATTGTAGAAGAACCTTGGCATGCTATTAGAACGTTTAGAGAAACTGCTATAGATGTATTAGTAATTAATGATTGGATGTTAATTAAAAAAGTAACACATAATGGATGGGACTAATGATAGATAGAGAAGAATTAACATATATTAAAAACATATTAGAATTATCTAATCAACCTTCAACGATAAATTTTAAATTACTTGAAAATATATTTACTATATTTGAACATGAACCTGAACGTAAAGAAGATATATTTGATTCATTTAGCGCCAATCAAGTCAAAGGTAAATCACTATTAGTTAATCACTTAGATAAATTAAATCTTTTAAATAAAGATACTGAAGTTGTTATCTTTGGTTGTTGGTATGGAAGTGTTCTTATACCATTAATATCAGATAAAGTAAAAAAGATTACATGTATAGATGAAGATGACCAAGCTATTACAATAGGTCGGAATAGATTATTTTATAAAGACAATAAAGTTGATTGGATAACCGGTGATGTGTTTGAAGAGTATAGAGATATGTTTGACACCGCAGATATATTTATTAATACTTCATGTGAACATATGAAGCCAATGTATCTTTGGGGACCAATAGGACCAAGGTCAATATGGAAAGATAATAAGTTTGTACCTGATTGGCTTGCTCACAAATGTTATAAGATACCTTGGTGGAGTAGAGTTAAACCTACTGCTCACTTTGCTTTTACTTCTAATAATATGATTGATATACCAGGTCATATTAATTGTGTAAATAGTATAGAAGAATTTAAAGGACAACTACCTCCTGAAGCAGAGGTATTAATAGAGGATGAATTAGAAGACGAGAGAGGTATTAGATACATGTTAATAGGAAAGATATGAAAAGAATAGTTTATAGTATATATGTCGATGTACCGGCAGCTGAACATTTTGGTAATTCAAAATATACTTCACCAAATAAAAATGATTCAGAAGAGAAAGCAACCGAAACAATTAATGCTTTCCAAGGACATTATGATAGGCTCCTTGAAAATAAAAAAGATTATGCTAAGAAGATAGGTGCAGCTTTTAAGATGTATACTTATGATGATAAGTATAAATCATTTGAAAAAAATATTCTTAAATTCTTTCCTGAATTAACTGGATATGAAGTAATAAATTTTTATAAGATACATATCCTCTGTGAACTAGCAGATGTTTATGATGAAATTTTATATTTAGATTTTGATGCTGTACCTTTAACTACTGAAAGTTTCTTTGATGCTTGGGATTTATCAAAGGGGATATGTGTTCTTCATAATAATGCTCATGTAATTAAGAGAGATGCTTTGAATTTTAATCATAGTATTAGAAGTCCATCAGCAAAATATTATAATTGTCAAGCTATGTTAATAGATGGTGGTTACCCTATTGCTAATGATGTAATTAATACTGGAATCATTGGTGCAAATGCAGAACATATAAAGCAGTTAGATTACTTTGGTGGGTTTGACCATATAATAGAAATGATGACAGCATTAAGAAGTGATGCATATGCAGACACTGGTTTATATCCTCAGAACATTCTTGATATGTTTAGGTATGATAACGAAACTATTTTCTCATATAAATTACAAGTTAATAATGTTAATGTACAATGGCTTGATAATGAATGGCATTACTTCTTTGACAAGCAACGTTTCATTCCAGCTAAAACAAAAATAGTCCATGCAATCTGTAAAGATTTTGATTGTGTATGGAGAAGGTTAGATGCTTAAGATATGTACAGTATATTTTGGAAATAAATATACTCCAGATTATGTAGGTAAATTGTTTGATAGTATAAGGAGAAACTCAAGCATTCCATTTCAATCTATATGTGTAAGTGATAATCCTAATGTTAAAGCAGATGTAGTACTACCATATAATTATAATAGCAATATTAAATTACATTGGCATAAGCTTAAATTCTTTTCTCCTAACTATGCATATCAAAATCCAGGTGATGATATTATAGTAATGGATATTGACCAAGTTATTGCAGGCAATGTTGATGAACTTATAGGACACCCAGTAGAAGACGGTGAATTAATTACTTATGGTGTGTGGTGGAACTCAGAAAAATTAATAGAACATGGATTAACATTACAAACCAACGGTGGGTTTTATAAATTTAAATCTGGAACTTTATCATATGTATGGGATGACTTCATTGCATCTCCTGAATATTGGCAAATGAAATTTTTTAATGATGAAGTTGTTCATTACAGATATTATGGAGAACAAAATTATGTTAATTGGAAAGTGTTTTGGGAAGCTAAAGCAAACGTAATTAAAACACCAGAGAAATGGATAGCTAAATATCATAGTGATGATTACTTTGCAAACATTAAACTTAATAAAAAGTATTGTGAAATGTTTGATGCTGATTACATGATTTTAGATGATATAAATCCTAACATTAAAGTAATACATTTTCTAGGTCCAGAAGAAACTATACATAAAAATAATCTTAAATGGATTGAGGATAACTGGAAATGAAAAGAATAATTTGTTGTAGGTTTGGTGATAAGTTTACTCAATGGCATGTTGATAACTTAAAGTATATGATAGACACTCATTCTGGTTTAGAGTATGATACCTTTGAAGTTATTGAAGAAAACTTATATGGTAACTGGTATAATAAATTCCAAATGTATGATAGGTTTAGAGATGGGCAGAATTTATATTTTGATTTAGATGTGGTTATCTATAACAAGTTACCAAACTTATGGAGAGAAAAATTTACATTGTTAGATGATAAGTGGTGGAGACCAGACTTTGGACATACACCACTCAACTCATCTATTGTTTCTTGGACTGGTGATGTATCTCATATATGGGAAAAGTTCTGGCCTTATGCAGATGTCTATATGAAAAAATATAATAAGGGAAGCGATGAGTTTTATTATAATGAAATTGAATATAATATATTCGACCCAGTATGTCCAAAGATAGATACCTCTGAACCGCATGCTGCAATGGGAATTGTTACATTAGGTCAACTGCATCACCTAATGGAAGAAGGCTGGACCGGTTGGTGGTCTAATTATTTCATGCCTTCTTCTTAAACTTTATTTAGTCCAGCTTTTTTACGCTGAGCCTCAGTCAATTTACGTTTAGCCGGTTTTTGTCCAGCCACTATACTTTGGCCTGCTTTTCTAGCTTTAATAACTTTAGCAGGAGTATCTACTTCAGCACCAGCACCTAAATCTCCATGTTCAATAGGTTCAGCTTCAACTTTTTCTAGTTCTGCCTCATTCTCTTTAGGGTCAGAATCAGCAGGGACATCAGACCGATGATCTCTTACACCAACAATTTGAAATGCTCTTTGTAATACTTCAATTTTATTTTTACCTTTCCTTAATGCTGTCTTATTACTAGTATCAGTTGATTCTCTAATTTCTTGTATATCAAATAACGCTAGCTTCAAAGCAAATAGGTGGTCTTCATTTTCCATGTTAGTAAAAATAGTATTAACAATCGTAGGATAGATTTGAGTCTTTGTTAATAATGAATCAATATCAACTGCATTGTTTGCAACTGCCTCTGCTTCATTAAACTCATCAGCAATAATACTTCTTGCCGTTGCTAAGAAAGCATCGCTCTCTGCTCTTTTTGATTCCCACGTTTGTTCATGAAGTTGGTCTTCAGTAACAAGCTTTAGTAATGCTTTATACTCTACACTCTTTGGGTCCGCCTCAATAACATGTGGGGTGAGTGTTTTTGTTTCTGTATGAGGCATGTCAAGTAACACCTCAATGTTTTTACGCTCTTCATCTAAGAAGGTAGCTGAGACATAAGTCTTTTTGTTAATCATTGTAGCTGTTGCCATTATTCTTTCCTCGCTTTTAAATAGTATGTTGAAATAGTTGCCGCTGAACCAGCCGGGAATTCTTGTGTTCTATAGTCATCAGTATTAACATATCTTTGCTGGTATGTTGAGCTATTCAATTTAGTGTTAACCATACCTGAACCTAATGTAGTACCTGAGCCATCGATATAATATCTTACTCTATTACCAGATAAACTTTCTGCCGTGTATCTAATACATTCTTTCATGATAACATCAAACTCTCCTGATGTAAGTTCTTCAAGGTTACCACTAGAATTAATAGTCATTGGTGTTGCAGAGTATGCAACATCTGTGCCATTAGATCTATGAAGGTAATAGTTAGTTATAGTTGTTGGTTGGTCTTGTGTTTCTCCAATACCACCAGCAGTATATGCTCCAGCATCTGCACGTGTATCTGAAAAGACCGCTGTTGTTGAAACATTAGTATAGCCAGATGGTGCTGAAGTAGATGTACCTATTTGATATGGTATCGCTGCTATCACAGCATCAATCGCAGCACTAGCATATGTATCATACATTTCTTGTTGTGTCATAGCTTTTACATTATTGCTACTATCAATGTATGCTGGAAATCTAAGATTATTTGTATCAGCTGGTGCACCTGCCGATGCAAGCCCTTGGCTAATCTTATCATAGCTTACTGTTACTGTACTTACGTCAGGTGTCTCTCCAGCAGATCGATAGCTACTCGCATGAGTAGTACTCGCTCCTGCTTGAGTTCTTGTATCACTCATAGCATCTAATGTACCACTACTACCAACTTGAGATAATGTAACAGAAGGATCTGATAGATATAAGTATGCCATTCGCGATATGCAATTGTTATAATCGGTACTTGACATTTCTCTAACATTAGTACCATTTAATTTTAGGGGTGTTCTGCTTGCCATAGTATTATTTATATTCCCGTGTTAAGTCTATTTATATTAATCTTTAAAAGAAAAATATAAATAGACGTTGTTATAATTAAGCTCCTGCTCCGTAAATTGTATTAACAGTTGTTCCTGCCGAGTTAATAATCAATAGTGTTGCTAATGATTTTAATTCAGCTGAACCAACAGCATCATTTGCAATATGCTCTTCATCAATAGAGTCTGCAGCATAGTGTTCAGAGTTAATAACATCATCACCAATATGAGTAGCGTTTACTTGGTCATCTCCAATCTTTGAAGCTGTTATACAATCTGCCGCTAAGTGAGCATTATCTATTGATAGGTCTACATACTGGTCAGAATCAACTGAGTTTGCAGACATATGAGCTAAGTCAATGCTTCCATCAACATACTGGTCTGAATCAACTGAGTTAGCTGACATATGGTCTAGGTCAATAGCACCACTTGCAATCTCTGCCGAGTCAACTGCATCTGCTTGTATTGTTGCAACTGCTGTTACATTAGCTGAGCCATCAAAACTTCCTGAACTCCAAACCACATCTCCTGTTTGGGCAATAGTTCTGGCAGTTGCTAATGCTGTTGCTGTAGTAGCATTTCCAGTCCAAGTACCATTACCATTACCTTCTAAGTTAGCAACTAAAGTACCAACTGCATAGCCAGTACCAGCTGTGTTAACTGTTGTAGTAGGTTCTGCTTGGTTGTCTTTAAATAGCTTCCACTTACCTGAATCAGAAGCATCTCTAAATAAACCACCATAAAGGTCTTGTGAACCAGAGGTATCATACAATCCGTATAGACCAATATCAACTGCATCAGCTGCACCATTGTTTGTAGCCATACTCAATAGTGGGTCTGCAACTTCGATAGTTGTTGAACTAACTGAAGTGTTAGTACCAGACACCGTTAAGTTACCAGCAATGGTTACATTATCTGGTAAACCGATTGTGATTGTTCCTGAACTCTCAGCAACATTAACCTCATTGGTAGTTCCAGCAAAAGTAACTGTTGAACCAAGAGCCATAGCTGTAGTGTTTGAACCATCACTTACAGTAATGGATGAGTTAGCCATGTGAACATTGTCCACTGAACCATCTACATACTGGTCTGAATCAACCGAGTTAGCACTCATATGAGCTAGGTCAATTGACCCATCAACATATTGATCGCTATCAATAGAGTTAACTGACATATGTTCTAGGTCTACTGCACCTGCCGCGATGTGTTCACTATTAACAACATCATCTGCAATCAATGCTGCAGTGATTTGATCTGCTGCTATATGAGCTGTGTCAATTGAACCATCAACATACTGGTCTGAATCGATAGAATTAACACTCATATGTGCCAAGTCTATTGAACCATCAACTATATGTTCTGAATCAATCTGGTCATCTGCAATCAATGCTGATGTAATCTGATCTGCTGCAATGTGAGCAGTATCAATTGAACCATCTACATACTGGTCACTATCTACCGAGTTGGCAGACATATGGGCCAGGTCAATAGAACCATCAACATACTGGTCTGAATCAATAGAGTTAACTGACATATGAGATAAGTCTACTGAACCATCTACTAGTTCTGCTGAATCAACTGTGTTAGCTTGAAGAGCAGCCGCAGCTGTTACATTAGCTGAACCATCGAAACTTGCCGATGTCCATACAACATCTCCTGTCATTCCTATTGTTCTACCAGTTGCTAACGCTGTAGCAGTAGTAGCATTACCAGCTACAGCACCTGTAATATTACCTTCGATGTCTGCAACTAATGTACCTTTAACATATCCAGTACCTGAGGTATTAACTGTTGTAGTAGGTACAGCTTGAGTATCTTTAAATAGTTTCCACTTACCAGAATCATTAGCATCTCTGAACATTCCACTATATAAGTCTTGTGAACCTGATGTATCATACAAACCATAGAATCCAATATCAACCGCGTCAGCTGCATTGTTATTCGTAGCTAATGCAAGTAATGGGTCAGCAACATTAATTGTTGTTGAGGATATTGTTGTTTGAGTTCCTGATACTGTTAGGTTACCAGCAATGGTTACATTATCTGGTAAACCAATTGTTATCGTACCAGAACTTTCACCAACTTCAACCTCATTAGCAGTACCACTAAATGTAGCTGTACCACCTAAAGACAATGCTGTAGAGTTTGAACCATCTGTAACTGTTAGAGTTGAATTAGCTAAGTGAACATTATCAACCGAACCATCAACGTATTGGTCACTGTCTACTGAGTTAGCAGACATATGAGCTAAGTCAACCGAACCATCAACTATATGTTCAGAATCGATTTGGTCATCTGCTATTAATGCTGATGTAATATTATCAGCTGCTATATGAGCTGTATCAATAGAGCCATCAACATACTGGTCTGAATCAACTGAGTTAGCTGACATATGAACCAGGTCAATAGAGCCATCGACATATTGGTCACTGTCTACAGAGTTTGCTGACATATGAGCTAAGTCAATTGAACCATCAACGTATTGGTCTGAATCGATAGAGTTAACACTCATGTGAGCTAAGTCAATAGCACCACTTGTAATCTCTGCACTATCAACTGCGTTAGCTTGAATAGTTGCAACCGCAGTTACATTAGCTGAACCATCGAAACTTCCTGATGACCAGACTACATCGCCTGTTTGAGCAATCGTTCTACCAGTTGCTAAAGCAGTTGCTGTAGTAGAGTTACCTGATAGAGCTCCTTCAACATTTGAAACTAAGGTACCAACTGCATAGCCAGTGCCAGCAGTGTTAACCGTTGTAGTAGGGACAGCTTGAGTATCCTTAAAGATTTTCCATTTACCTGAATCGGAAGCATCTCTAAATATACCACCGTATAAATCTTGCGAACCTGATGTATCATACAATCCATATAAACCTATGTCCACTGCATCAGCTGCATTGTTACTAGTAGCTAATGAAAGCATTGGGTCTGCTACCTCAATAGTAGTTGAGGAAACAGTTGTTTGAGTACCTGCAACTGTTAGGTTACCTGCAATCGTTACGTTAGTAGGTAAACCATATGTTACTGTACCAGCACTTTCAACAACATCAACCTCATTGGCTGTGCCAGCAAAAGTTAATGTACCACCAAGAGCAACCGGTGATGTGTTTGAACCATCACTTACTGTAACACTTGAATTAGCTAGGTGAACATTATCTACTGAGCCATCAACATATTGATCGCTGTCAACACTATTAGCTGACATATGAGCCAGGTCTATTGAGCCATCAACATACTGGTCTGAGTCTACACTATTATCACTCATATGAACTAAGTCTATTGAACCATCTACATACTGGTCTGAATCAATACTGTTAGCTGACATGTGAGCTAGGTCAATAGAGGCATCAACATATTGGTCGGAATCAATACTGTTAACACTCATATGAGCTAGGTCAATTGAAGCATCTACAATATGTTCTGAATCAATTTGGTCATCAGCTATTAAAGCAGATGTAATATTATCTGCAGCAATATGAGCTGTGTCTATTGAACCATCAACGTATTGATCGCTATCTACCGAGTTGGCAGACATATGAGCTAAGTCAATTGAACCATCTACATATTGGTCACTATCAACTGAGTTAGCACTCATATGAGATAGGTCAACTGAACCATCAACTAGTTCTGATGAGTCTACTGTATTAGCAGCAAGACTTATAGCACCACCATCTGTAATCGTAGCATCACCTGACATTGCTGCATCGCGCCATGTTGATGTTCCTGTGTCGTATAACAACAATGAACCATCAGCGGCGGATGTGATGTTTACATCGTTATCTTCGGCAAGGGTGTTTTCACTCGCTATTTGCGCATCAACATAAGCTTTGACGGATTGTTGAGTAGGTACTTTAGTAGCACTATCTGTTGCCATGTTATCTTCATCGATAACAAAGGAATATGCTGAAGTACTTGCTTGCGCACTTGTTATTATTGTACCAGCGTCATCTGGTAAAGTAATTGTTCTATCTGTGGATGAATTAGGAGAAGCAATAGTAAATATACCAGTTCCGCCTGCATCACCTGTTAATTTTATCTTTGACATTTTATGTCTCTCCTAAAAAAATTATTTATATCTATTTATACGATTGCCCAACTACATCCTGTACCGACTGTAACTGAATAACCGCTATTAATTATTATAGGTCCACATGAAATTGCATTATTGCCATCCGTCATTACATAATTAGATGACACTACACTTTCGTGTTCCCATAATGGTTCTTCGGTAGTGTTACCACCACCAACTAAGCTCCAAGCACTTCCATCATAGATTTCAGCTTGAGCCTCTGTTGTATTCCATCTGAAATAACCAGCACTTGGAGAACCATCCCTTTGTGCTGTTGTTCCAGCAGGTATCTTTGCGGAAGCAGTATTACCTGATTCCATAACCGCGCCAGCAGCTTCTACATTTGTAGCATCTGTGACATCGGCCGATGCTTCAACAGCATCTAATTTTGTTCCATCACTCGCAATATCTCTTCCATCAACTGTACCACCAACTGTTATGTTACCAGTAAGACTTGCAGTTGCACCTTCAAGGTTAGCAACTAATGTCCCTGTAGTTACTGTGAGGTTTCCAGTACTAGCACCTGTTGCTGTGGTTGTACCAACTACAAATTTATCAGCACTCTCATCCCACATAATGATTGCGTTATCACCTGTGCTACCACGTTCGATAACAATACCTGAATCATTAGCATTGGTACTAGAACCATTGTTAAGTTCTATAAGGTTGTCACTTACTACCATGTTAGTGGTAGCTACTGTTGTTGTAGTACCATTAACTGTTAAGTCACCGCTTAATGTTAAGTTAACACCAGTTGCAGTACCAGTTATAGTTGGAGCTGTAAGAGATTTGTTTGTAAGTGTTTGAGTTCCTGTTAATGTAGTAACTGTTGAATCAATTGCAAGTGTTGCTGCATTACCTGTAGCACTTGAAGTTAATCCTGTTCCACCTAAGATAGATAATGTTTCACTATCTAAGTCAATAGCTATTGTACCAGAATCTGTTGTTAAATCTAAATCCTGTGCCGTGACTTGAGCATCAACGTATGCTTTAACTGATTGCTGTGATGGAAGACGTGTAGCTGAGTTACTAGCCATGTTGTCTTCATCAATTAATGCTGCAGTGATTCTTGCATCTGCTCTAGCAGATGTATGATATAAATTAGTTGAACCTTCGCTAAGGTCATCAGTATCAGATGAGTTTTCATCTATTAATTTACGCCATGCAGATGCATGTGAAAAGTAAGCTTTACCTGTTCCATGAACATGAGCAAACATACCATGATATGTTGAAGCACTTGGTAAGTCACCTTCATTTGTAAATACATTTGCATACTTAAGCTCACCTGTTGTAGTAATATTATTACTACCCATATCAATATTAGTACCTTGTATCGCAGCTATTGCTCTAGCATCTGTAAAGTATTTTGCTGAACCTTCAGATAAGTCATCTGTATCGTTATTAGCTAGGTCATAACCTGAACCACCAGCTGATGTTGCATCTAATCTTAATGTGTTTGCTGCATCATCATATGTGACTGTAATATTAGTACCACCAATAAGCATTGCATTAAGTCTATCATCAAATCTTTCAGCTGTGTAATATAAATTGTTTGAACCCTCTGCGGTCTCATCAGTTGTCTGTGCATCTACATAAGCTTTAATTGATTCACCAGAAGCAAGTGTTGTAGCACTGTGGCCTGTTAGTGTATCACTATCAATGACAGCTGAACCACTAACTCCTGTATTAAATACTGGACTTGTTAATGTCTTATTAGTTAATGTCTGAGAACCTGTTAATGTTGTAACAGTAGAGTCTATGGAAGCTGTGACACCATTGCCACTACCTACCGTAGTAATACCTGTGCCACCTGCGATTGTTAGAGTCTCACTATCTAAATCGATTGCTAATGCACCGCCACTATCACCTTGGAAGTCTAAGTCTTGCGCCGTGACTTGAGCATCTACATATGCTTTAATAGATTGTTGGGAAGCAACTTGGGTAGCACTGTTAGATGCCATGTTATCTTCATCAAGGAATGCAGAACCAGATATTCCAGTATTAATAACTGGACTTGTTAGAGTTTTACTTGCTAAGGTCTGTGCACCTGTTAATAATACTATGTCTGAAGTATTAGATAAATCTGTTGAGGCAATAGTAATGTTAGCAGAACCATTAAAGCTTTGACCAGCGATTGTTCTAGAAGTTGCTAGTATTGTTGCTGTATCTGCATTACCAGTTACATCACCTGTTAAGTCACCGACAAATGCTGTTGATGTAATACTTGTAGCACCTGTAACTACACCAGCATCAATAACTATTGCACCGTCTAATACAATTTGTTGTCCAGCCACTGGACCGATAAGTAAATCGGTACCACCAGTAGTTGAAATAGTATTTCCATTTAAGTTAAGGTTGTCAACTTGTAATGCTGTAAGAGTACCTACAGAAGTAATAGCTGTTTGCGCGGCTTGTGTAACTGATAACGCCGTGCCTGATGTATTACCTGTTACATTACCTGTAAGGTTACCTACTACATTTCCTGTTACATTACCTTCAAGGTTAGCAACCCATGTACCAGTCGCATGACCAGTAGCACCTGTATTAACTGTAGTAGTTGGTTCGGCTTGTGAATCCTTATATAGTTTCCATTTACCTGAGTCTGATGCATCTCTAAAGAGACCACCATATAAATCTTGTGACCCGCTCGTATCATACAAGCCATATAAACCTATGTCAACTGCATCTGCAGAACCATTGTTTGTAGCCAATGAAAGCATTGGGTCTGCAACTGTTACAGTGGTTGAGGATACTGTTGTTTGAGTTCCTGATACTGTTAGGTTACCAGCAATGGTTACGTTAGTAGGTAACCCAACCGTAAGGGTATTACCTGACATTGCTGTTTCAATTTCGTTTGCTGTACCTGCTATTGTGAGTGTTTCAGAATCTAAATCAATAGCTCCTGTACCAGAGTCACCAGCTATATCTAAATCTTGAGCAGTAACCGTTGTATCAACATATGCTTTAATAGATTGTTGAGTTGCTAGGTGAGTAGCAGAATCAGATGCCATGTTATCTTCATCTTTAATTGCTGAACCACTTACACCCGTGTTTAGTGTTGGACTAGTTACTGTAGGACTGGTTAATGTTTTGTTCGTTAGTGTTTCTGTACCTGTTAATGATACAAAGCTTTCACTTTGTAATGCAGCATTAAACTCGGCAAGAGAACCTGTAAGAGTGTTATTACCTATGTCAATTGATTTGTTTGTGAGTGTATCAGTAGTATCTTTTAATACAATTGTGCCTGTGGCATTAGGTATAGTAATTGTTCTATCTGCGGTAGGGTCAGTTACCGATACTGTTGTTTCATAATCATTGGGAGTGGCACCTTCAAAGACTAAGCTATATGCACCCATTGTTAGGTTAGCACCTAAACTAATTGTTCCAGTATTAATAGCTGGACTAGTTAGTGTCTTATTAGTTAATGTTTCTGAACCAGTAAGAGATACAAAGCTATCACCTTGTAAAGCTGTGTTCCATTCTGCTAATGTACCAGTTAATGTATTAGCATCAAGGTCAACAGTCTTATTAGTTAATGTTTGTGTAGCTGCAAGACCGGCAAAGCTTTCTGATTGGAGAGCAGTATTATATTCTGCTAAAGTACCAGTTAAAGTATTATTACCTAAGTCAATTGATTTGTTTGTTAATGTCTGTGAACCAGTAAGGGTAGCAACTGTACCGTCTATAGCAATTGATACATCATTGTTGGATACTGTTGTATCAATACCTGTACCACCAGAGAAATCTAATACATCTGAAGCAAGAGCTACTGCATCATTAGAACCTGAATCTGCTCCAACTGTTAGTTGAGTTACAATGCTTGCAGTACTTACCGCAGTAACTAATCCCTTAGCATTAACTGTAACAACTGGAATAGCTGTAGCACTACCAGCTTGGCCTACATTTCCATTAACTGTAGCAAGGGTTAATGCACCAGTGTCTGCTAGTGTAGCATCACCTGACATGACATTGTCAATCCAAACTGAATTGCCAGTATCATAAAGTAATAGGGAACCATCAGCTACCGATGTAAGAGTAACATCATTCATCTCACTTAACTGATCAGCTGTATCTACTTGGGCATCAACATAAGCTTTAATACTTTGTTGAGTTGCTAACTGAGTAGCTGAGTTAGTTGCCATATTGTCTTCATCTAATATAGCAGAACCACTAACACCAGTATTAATGACTGGGCTAGTTAATGTTTTATTTGTAAGAGTTTGAGAATCTGTTAGAAGGACAACAGTATTATCTACCGACCATGTAACACCATTACCAGAACCAACAGTATCAATACCTGTTCCACCAGCAAATGTAAGAGTCTCTGAATCTAAATCAATACTTAAAGCACCACCGGAGTCTCCTTGGAAGTCAAGGTCTTGGGCAGTCATCTCAGTATCTACATAAGCTTTAATCGATTGTTGAGTAGCTAGATGAGCAGCGGAGTTACTCGCCATGTTATCCTCATCAAGGACGGGAACTACAAAGTCTAGTGTTCCATCACCATCTTGATAAGTTACTGTAATGAAGGTTTCGGTATTACCCGTTACCATTCCACCTATAAAGTCTTCAACACTCTCTTCAGTTTGAGAGAATTGGCCTAAGGAATTCCATGCTGTGGAACCATCACCAACTTTCAGATAGGTATTTGTTTTATCTAATCCCAGTTCACCATCGGCAAGAGTAGGGTTATTGCTCGACCAGTTGGCCGAGGTATCTCTTCTTATCTTAAATATTGTAGCCATGCTTATGCATCTCCTCCGTCATATGTTCCTTGGGTTACAAAAGGTGTCGCATCAGAAGCTCCACCATCTATCCATATATCATATCCAACATCACCCATATCAATAGTTGTCTTTGCTGCTGCTGCAGCTCCACTAGCTAATGTTATTATTTCACCTGCTCCGTTCTTTGAGTATAGCACTACGTCTGCTGTATTGATAGCGAGTTCGCCTTGTTGAAGGTCCGATGCTGAAGGTAATTTACCCGCAACACTAGACTGTTTGATTTTTACTACAGTACCAGCCATATCTATGCTCTTATCTAATTGTGTATAGCAGAATATATATCCTGCTCTTACCTTTATTTATACAAGTTAGATATTGAGCTAGTAACTAAATGCACCATTCAAATCAGAATGTGTACGATTCGCACCACCTCCATCAGAAAGTAAACGGTCTCGGAAATTAACGGTGTACATTTGCCGCAAACTATGATATAATATACTGGTATATATTGAATAGGATAGACATATGTGGAATCAATCCCCGCC